CCTCACGTGAAAACTAAAATAATTCACGCCAGGCCCGCAACAACATAGCGGGTCTACTGACTGAGTTCCTTAGAGGCACATCTGCCAAGAGGCGCTCGTAGTATGCAGCAGCATTAGGTGATCCGACCGTCTTCCGACGAGTCGATAACACCGGTATCTGAAGTAGGCCCTTACGGGTCATCTTTTCGACACTGTCACTGGTTAACTCCTTGCTACCTTTCGGCATTAGTGCATAGCTGAGATCCCACCAGGGATCCAGCGAGTCCGGCAGTTTTACAACTGCTAGACCTGAAACGCAATACTGTTCGACTAGCTGCAAATCAGAGTTGAATCTGATGTTAGACCGAAGAATCCGTCTTTCGACTTCACTCTTCGTTGTAAGTATACAAACTGGATGCCTCGCGGCATCTGAAGTATAACCGACGTCCGGCCAGTGGGCCTCAATGATGGCCCGCAGTCGTGCAATCGTTCGTTCGAGGTGCGGATAGCACATCCGAGCATAATTATGAATCCCAACCCATTTTGGGAAGGATTCGTCTCGGCAGCTTCCGATCTTCAACCTGAGTGGCGTGACTACTTTGCCTTTGAAGGCATCGCAACCACAGCTCTCTCGGAAGAATCCTTTGGAGAACGACTTCAGAACATTGACCTTGAGATTGTGCATCTCAAGTGCGTTACAAACAGCCTTGAAGTACCGTGTGGGAACTATAATATCGTCCCCAAACACTGTAACCTTCTTAGCGTACTCCTCGCACACTTCAGTAGTGAGCGTGTCAGTTGGCAAAGCACCGTCTGCGTTTAGCATCGCGGATACGGCCAATACGACAGAGATGACAGACAGAACCGCAAAGGTCTTTCCGTCACCCATCGGAGACAACATAGCTAAGCGATGTCTCTCCCCATTGGGGAGATCGACAAAGCTAGGTCGCGTACAAGCCAAAGCAAGATAATCTCGCCTATGGAACAAGTACCTGATCAATTCCAGGGGAACCCGATCACTTGCATCGCTAAGATCAAGTGTGGATGTCTCCCTGTTTATCGAACCGAGTAACGCCTCGACCTGAGACGGTACCTGGTCTTCCGGTGCGTAACTATAACGCAACCACGATCTCTTAACCCAATCCTTTATACAACCATCTATGCCTATTTGAGCAAAGATAGCTTCCTTCGGACTGATGAACACTCCTCGAGGGCCTTTGTAGGTCTTCGGAACGAGTGTGAGTCGAGCAGTTATGAATCTCTCAGTAGAGATCCGTTCACTGCAAGCTCGTTCGGTCCACATTCTTACGTTCGGGAAGAACTTATCAAATGGGAACACTGAACTGAGCTGGTCAAAAGCTACATTAAACCAGTTCTTATCTGAACCTGACTCTTTGTAGTATGTAGCTCCGGGGCCATGCCGACCGAAGCGCTGAATCGAATCAGCGCTCAAGTCTAGTATAGACCCAGGAGCCGCAGAAGCACGTCGAAGGATTTGTCGTGCGACACGTGTGACAGGATTACTCCGATCACAATGCCAAGCACGAGTACCTTCTTCTGTACTCTTAAACGCGGTAACATAACTTTCCTCTTGTGTTTTTGTAACTGTTGTTTCGATTTTAAGCAAGAAGCTTAGAACCTGGTAGAAACACTCAAACACGTCTGGATCGATATCCTTATTCTCTAGGAAACCTCGAGAGAGGCTCTCGCTAGTAAGCAACGGATTAACGGCAACGCCGTCTTCTCCAAGACTTATAGCAAAGATGACTAGGAATTTATGGAACCAAGCCATACGGTCTAGGCGACAACCACCTGGATCGGCTTCAAACGACTCTTCTGTCTCGGCCAAGCAGAGAAGACCATTTTTCAGGTTTCCCAGCTCAGGAAGCGTGTCCTCAGTTAGAGGGGCACGCAGCTGCACACCGAGGTCTTGGCACAGGCACCTAAACAATGTTGTTATAATATTATTCATACGTATGCCTCTAGTTTATACTAGGCCCTTACTATCAGATGAAGTACAACAGTTGACCGTTAATTAGGTCTGACCGTAGTACATTGCGTCAATGCCTGCACCGTTATTTTCGAGCATTTGCCCGAAGAGGAGCATGGCAGAAGCGCGGTACTCAGCGAGCGACGTAGTCGCGGTCCTGTCCGACTGGACGGCAAACTTGTGTTTGTCCTGACCAATCGGGTTAGACTGCGCATCGAAGCGCGTGAGCACCTGATCAACCGCAACCAGCGAACGCTGGACGGGATTCTTGATCGATATCGGTTGGTGAGCAATGCGAAGCTGTGTCGGACTGAGGCTATGGATAGCCGAGTTTTGACGCAGCGAATCGCGATTGTTGGTGGACTGAACGCGGACGAACGTGAGGGTTGAACCCAAATCGTCGCCCGAGATGTTAGCCGCCACAACCGGTTTGATAGACAGATCATCTTGCATAGTAGTATTCCTTGTGTGACCCATTATCTCGGGGCACGGAGGCCTAGTGCGATGAGGACCGTAAGAAACAGGTTCTTCGGTGTTGCTCCTCGGAGTCGCACTGAATCAAGGGGACTAGGCTGTTCCCTTTTCCATCGTGTATAACGCGATGAATAACGTTCGACTGGCTCAGGTACCCGTTCCCATGTCCAGACCATTGCGGCGTCATCGCCGTTTAGGTCTTTACAGAGAGAGAGCGAGAACTCCTGAGCTATTGAGGTCTTAGTCGAAGACCAGTATTCACAAACAAATTGTGGATTACTATTAAGCCACAACGAATCAAGGACATCATCAACCGAAACAACGAAATCAACCATATAGCTGAATGGGAGTATCTCCCATGCCAGACCTACTGGGTTCAATCCCACTGTTTGGTCAATGAGCTTCGCGAACTTATCAAAGGCTTCCGTCTGGAAGCCAGGCCGATTGTCAGTAACACGTAACCCATCGACTCGTTCTTGGGTCATAGTCTGCCGGACCTCGCCATTGGCGAAGTCAGGATACAGCTTTGAATCCCATTTGAACGCGCCGGAAGGGTGGAACGTGAATTTATTGACTTTCTCCTTTTGATTGCGAACCCTGACGGAGAACTGACGACGGCGAGGTTTAATCCTCGCCTTCCGGATCTCCTTGACAATGTTCTGTACGTCTTTCACAGTCGGGTTAAGCCCGTACTGCTGAGACAATATACCCTCCCGTATCGCTAGCTGAATGCGCTTGCGCGCACCCGGTGCTTTGCGAAACAAGAGCTGAGGCATTCTCAGTATGGTGTCCAGACTATCGACTAGATTTCCTCGAGCTTTAAATAGCTTGAAGAGCTGCGGTAATTCTCGGGCCTCATACAATGTCGTCGTAAGGTGGAGTTCTTCCAACCTCTTGATCGCCATCGCTGGTAGCTTACCGATATTATCCGACATCCGTTCGATTTGGACAGATGAAACATCCAATGAGTTCAGGTCATACGCACCGGCTTGTTGGGCCAATGTTTTTAACGTGATCCACGGATGATGGGAAGACAACCATTGGTTGCCATGGGTATACCTACGACTCCCGCCGTACCTTGTATAGTATCTAATACGATCTTTTGGATCGTAGTAGTCTAGTAGAGGCCACGCGGGCAACTGTCGCTTAGTATGGTCTACGTTTTTAATTCCGTAGCCCGAGATATCCTCGTCTGTCATTATGGACGAGTTCGCAAAAGGCCCACCTGTACATACCCAGTCATCATGTTCGATCCAACTAGGCACTATAGGCATGCTTTCGTACGAATCCTGCATTTGCGGGTCGTACGTTAGACTAGCCGTGAAGTGCTGTCGCTGGACTTTACTATTGATGGCTGATGGTTCAGTTATTTGGGATTTAATGCGAT